TATCACTTACCGGAATGCCTTGATTTAAAGCATATTCCCCTTGGACATGAATTCTCCCAAGAATTAATTCCCAATTTTCAGCTTTTAAAGGGTAAACCCTTGCTTCAAGTCTTCTTGCTCTATATTTTCTAAAAAAATTCTAGGATATTTACAGCACCCCGGATATACCCAATCTTCTCCAATATAAGTATCTATACCTTTCATAAAACTAGATATAAAATATCCGCCTTTATTTAACATGCTATAAGATTCAATTAGGTATTTTCTAATCATCCAAACCGGGGCATGAGTAAATATAGAATGGGCAAATATATAATTAAATTTTTTATCCATCCAATCTACCGGAATTTTGTCAGCATTTCCATAATAATTAACTTTTTTAAGTACCAATAAAGACCCCACTTCGTTAATAAGGCCTTGTTGTAATATCTTTTCGTTAGGATCAAACCCATAATAATTACCCTTCGCCAGGTAAGGGATCAAAAGCCTGCCAACCCTTAAAGAACCGCACCCAATATCCAAAACCTTATGATGCTCTCTTAATCCTCTTTCATAAAGAACTGTAAATACATGACCTGCTATTAAATCCCATCTTTTGTGAGGCCCCACAAAACCTTTATAAGCGGACATATTTCTCCTAGACAGAAAGCTTCACGGATAAATGTATAGTCATAATTCTGCCACTTTTGTTCTGATATGCAGTATTTAAAGCTCTATAAGTATCTGCTGCAGGGTTAGATACATCACATATAACTCTATGAATTTTTCTTGGCATTGTACGGTTTTTGTTTATTAATGCATGAAGTGAATGAACAAAATCATTTAATTGCTTGAAAAATCGTTCGTTCTGGTTGGTTCTTGTGCGGTTTTTATCTATTAAAGCTTGAAGAAAAGAAGCGTACCCTTTTAAGTATGCTATATCGTCTGTATCGGTATCAACATCTCCGGCTATAGTCTTTAAGGAATTAAGGATGGAAAGATAATCTTCTATTAATGCAGTAGGCCAATCCGTCATTTGACGGAGTTCATTAGCACTTAAAACAAGCCCTTTTAATCGTTCTTCTAATGTTGGGTTCGGCATTCAGCACCCTATGAAAATTCAACATTGAAATATGCAAAACTCATCCTTGAAGTGGTAGCTCCCCTGAATTTAAAGCCTACCCAATCCCTAACATAACCAAGCCTTCTGGTAATAAATCTTTGGTCATAATCCAGTGGAGAACCATATTGCTGAAACCATTCTTTTCCATAAGTAAGACCATCATATGTTAATGAAATCCCTACCTTTGCATCATCATTTGTGTTATGTCCCGGTATAGTTTCAAGCTCTAATTCATCAATTGAAGAAGTTTCTATCTTTACTGCAGGAGTATATAATATCCATTCGTTTCTTTCGCCAAATTCTGTAAATACCGTATTATCTAATATAGATATATTGGCATTTCTCTTATCACCATACAACCAATCTCCACGCCTTGCATCAAATATGCCATTTATTGCCCGATATACTGACTGCCCGGTAATTCCAGACTTTAATATTGACCATGAATTATGAATACCCATAGTCCCTGAAATAGTCTCATTAAAACATAAAGTTTCTTCTGGTAAATGTACCAGTATAAAAATAACATCGTCCTCCTGCCTGCATTCCATTCTCATGTCTGCAAGGTCAGGCTCTGAATATTTAGAAAGTATTTTATCTACTTCCCTGGTAGATACCTTTTTAGAGCCTCCAAGCATAATGGCATAGACGCCAAGGGAATCGTTTTTTCTTCCACCGGTAATATACCATAACTCTCCAGATTCACACTTGGCATGGGTTGCTACAATGCCGATCTTTTGCGCTCTCGTTTCCACCCTTTGAAAGGCAAAAGTTCCTTCTGCTACAATATCTGCCGCATTTACAAAATACTCCAAAGTGTACCGGCCAAATACTATAACCTTATTATCCTGTGTTTTTCCAAGGCCCAAAGATTTATCAGGCATAAACTCTGCAGTTGCGAATTTTAAGGGATCTATAGAGCTTTCGTCTGTGATATCCGTATGATAAATGTATTCTCCATCAGTTAAGAAATAAAATCCATCTATCCACACGCCATCTATAGGATCTCCAAGATCCGTGTCCGTTATCTCTCTAAATCCACCTGCAGGATCATATAAATACATTCTTCCATCTGCAATTATCGCCTGTGTATTAAAACTATATGGCAAAGAAACTTGTTCTGTCCCTGGGGTATCCCCAAGCTTTACCTTTACACCTGAAGAGCTGATTTTTATAAATTCTGTTCCAGACACTCTATAATGATCTTCAAATCTATCATTATATATCCCGGCTCTATCTCGACCACTACCGTCCGTTAATTTTGTAAGCCCAGGGTAACAGAGCATATACCCAGGAGCTTTTAAAATGGGCCTATTCACAGCGTACATATTTACAGGCAAAGCATCCCGATAATCGGTTTCCAGCTCGTTTGATACTTTATCGCCTTTAATTATTGGTATTTGCATAATTTACCTATGATAAAGGTGCAAGTTCGTACCAGAAGAAATCAAAATCTATCCAATGAGTATCTGCATTAACTTTTGTAAGTCTCCATAGATATTTAGTATCTACTTTTACATCAATCTCGTAATTTTCACCTAAAGATACACAAACAGGGCTTACGTCTGGATTGACCTTGGCTCTCCATATGCTTGTGCCAGTATCTGTTATAGTGGGCGCATTAAATAAAGACATTTCAGGCGTATCAGGATAACTTCTATTGCAGTTTCTTCCTGTAAGTGGTGTACCGTCATCAGATGTAGTGACATCTTCAAATATCTGCAAATTAAATTCTTCCTGCGCTCTTATAATAGCTTGTGCGTGCATAATTTTTAAAGAATTCGGCGTAGTAAACATAAAATCCACTTCGGTATCAGCCCCAGACACGTTCGCCCAATTTCTGTAAAAATAATGGTTCCCTGCATGAATTTGACAATTTGCATTAGATACGGTCTTTAAAGCCCCTGTTTCTGTGTCTTTTTCAAGTATATTTTCTCCGTACCAGTTTAAAGGAACACCTGAAGAGCCTATGTCAGTAATTCTAATGGAATTTCCACCTACAATATTGTCACATAATACTTGTAGTTTACCTATAGTTCCCCCAAACCTTATAACAACAGGTATATCTGTTATGTCCAACCCTTGAGCGTTATGAATATCTACATATTTAGCTGCACCGGTAGGAAATGCATATATGCTTATAGTTCCTGCTGTTGGCTTGCCGCCACTATACCTTGCCACAAGCTGATGTATATTTTCATTATTGTTCTTTACAGAGATGTCATGTACACCGTTAGACAAAGCAAATGTATATTCATATGAATTACCCATAATAATATCCTTTAATCATCTGTATGTTTATTTTTAATCAATGCCGCTATTAGTTCTGCCATTTTAAGAAATATTCTGTAAAATATAATCACTATAAAGATAACTGCCAGCAAAACAGGCGTATCTAATAGTTTATCTATAAGTTCTGGAGATAACAAAGCTTCCACTAATCTATTACGTCCGATTGTAACAATTCAAAGTTAATAAGCCTTGTATTAACCCGACTATCGCTTGTAGTTACTACTATCTTTGCCTGAAGTAGTGCTATAGAGCCACCTGAAGATGTTCCTGCAGCTTTAATTCTATAATTTACATCAGGACTTGATAAAGACTCTGAAACAACTTCAAGGCCATCATCAACGGTAAGAACATATGAAGATATTGTTTCTCCATCATTCAGGTATGCATCGTAATGTTCAACAAAATCGTTAATATCGTCGATATACATCGTATGGGTTTTACATTCGTTGGGGGCTGTAGCAGCCGGCTGAAAATATCTGTTCCAACGGTTATATCTCATAGAGCCACTGCCCCTTGGTTGTCTGGAAGGATATTGAGTCTGGTCTACCTGGGCAGTAACAGAAGATAAAAAGGAAAATGCTGCGTCACTTTCTGCAATTAAGGTGGGAGAAGGTATCTTGCCAAAGTCAGTTATAAGCCTTCTGGCCAAACATGCCGAAAAAGAATGCCAAAACTTTCTATGCATATTTGTTAAGCTGCCGGTATCAGGCTCATCTTCAAAGTTATAATTTACACAGATATTTCTTGCATAATACTCTTCAGCCATATCTTCAAGCTTATATAATGCAAGATCATAATCTTCCGGGGTTGGTTGAACTGTAAGGCCTGATATTCTCATTAAAGAATAAGCCCTGTTTATAATATCTACCTTTGTAGTCATGACTTATTTCTTTCTATATTTTCTGTTTTTACTGCCCTTCGGCCTGCCTCGCCGTTTTGTTTTCTTCTTTACTTCTTCCTTGACTTCGGCTTCTTTTTCTAAAATCTCTTCTTTAGAGTCTTTAATTGTGTAATTATTTTCTACTTTTGAGAATATTTTTTCTTCTTTCTCTTTTTCTTCTTTTGCAAAATCTACAATCCTTTGATAAAAGGACTTTTCTTGAACGTTTTTATCATACTCTGCCTTTTCTTCTTCATCCATAAGTTCTTCGGCATCTTCAATCTTCTTTTCAAGATTATCTAATCTTTTGTTTATGCCATATTCCTGGACAACTTCTTCCTTTTGTCCCTCTTCATATGCGCTCATTTCCTTTGGTTTGTCCTTTATTTTTGGGACACTTTGAATCTTTGGCTTTTTATCTTCGCTTATAAACTTAGGATGTGTTTTCCAGCCTACAGCAAGTAACGATTCCATCATATCTACCGGGAATATACCAATCTCACATTTAATACCAAACTCTTCATGAGTGTTTCCCTCTTTATATAATACAACGCCCATAATATTGCCCTGGTGAGTATATGGGAGAAGACCGAAGCCCTCCCCCATATCTCGGTTAATGGTTAAGCGGCTGCACTTGAAGTACTGGAACTCGAAGAACTGGAACTCGAAGAACTGGAACTTGAACTCGAACTCGTAGCACTGTAAGTCACAGCTACCCCGCAATTTGAAGGATTACATACAGTGATACCATACCATGTAAAGATACGATACCTGAAAGTCATCTGGGCAATGTCACCATCATAAATCATGTACATCTTAAGGCCGTTTGACATTGTGGCTTGAACAACTTTCATTCCGTCATAATCTTTAAAAAGCTCTGCCGGTATAGTCCCGCCAAGAACTTCGATAGCAGTCTTATCAAAGAAAATGTTGGCCTTTGCGCTGGAATTAATGTTCTGTCGGTTCATGGTGGCATTTACAAGAATACGAGTATGAATATTCCCATATGCTTGCTCCAGGGTTGAAAGGGCAGGATCATTAATGGCAATAGGTTTCGGATATACAGTTACACTTGTACCTGTAGGCTTGGCCACAATGGTGAACGTCATAGCCTGGCCGGTATTGGTCTTATCTGCCAGACCTACCGATTTAACCGTAGTTCCACCATTGGCAAAGGTAACTTTATCCCCGATATTGTAGCCTGAAGAGTCAGTAACTGCTATAGTTGCAGTCCTGTAATCCACATTGGTTACAACACCGGTAGCCGATACAGAGCCAGCTTCTGGAGCTTCAGAAACCGTAGCCGTTACCGTAGTAGCAGGGTCTGCACCACCAGCCAGTGAAGGCAGATAGGAGCCTACATATACATCAAATTCGGCTACGTTCTGACCTATTTGACCTGTTGCCCATGTTTGTTCAGGCCTACCCTGAAGGGTCTGTCTGGCAGCCAAATCTTGCCCGTAGGTAAGATTATCCCGGTCATTAAGAATAAAACACCTTTGGGACTGATGCGCCTGTCTTTCGTTCATCAAGGCCTGTGCTTCAGCTATAAAATTATACCCTGAAGTGGTATTAGACCGATAAAACAAAGAACCCTGGGTAGTTACTGCGGCTGCAATCAAGCGGTTAAGCTCAGTTGCCTGCTTTTTACCGGACTGTTCGCCTCTCCGTCTCCAGAAAAGCTCTGTCCTTAATTCATCAGCCCTTTGTTTAATAAAATCATTGCTCGGAGTACCCAAAACAGCCGGGTATGTCTCTTCAATGATATCCGTTTCCAGGCCGGTTAAATCCCAACCTGCAATCAAAGGGGCATGCTGTTGAACCGGACGCCAAATCCAGTTACTGGAATTTTGCATAGTTGCACCTTCTGGTTCCTCAAAAGATACCAGTGGCAACATCTGCATTTGATGCTCATAAGTCTCAAGAGCAGACTCGAACATTACTTCTACTATTTTACCTGTGGTTGCCATATCTAATAAGCTCCTTTATTTCCAATTAGATACGTCAATGCCATTAGCCTTTGCATCCCTTTTAATGTCAATAGCCTGCTGTACATCTTTAGCCTTATGTGCCTTTCTATAAGCTTTTAACAGTTTGGTTGCAGCCTGAGAACCTTTCGGCAAATTGCCATCAGCTCTCTTTGCAGGCTTTCTGGCTTGACTTCTCGTATTGGTTGGTTTAGTAAATCTTTCTGC